GGTGAGAGCACTGGCTGGGTCAATCACCCCTGCACCAAAATGTGGCGAGGGCATCTCCGGCTGCTCGGCGCGTACCTCGACACCATGATCGACGAATGGCAACGACGTGGCTACGTCAACACCATGCGTAAGACCTTCACCGGGCTCGATACCTATCCCGAGCAGTGGTGGATGCAGAACCAGCACATGCTGCCGAAATGGTACACGCCCGAGTTCGTGCATCGCCATCAGTCGAACCTCATACGTAAAGATCCCAAGCACTATGGGCACCTGTTCCCCAACGTGCCGGATGACCTGCCTTACCTGTGGGGTAACGAGCCCCAAGCAGCGTAAGTAACGCCAAAGTATCTCACACTCATTTATTACGTATGTAACAATCCATGTTACAATGGGTGTGCTATACCTATGTCTAACTTTCAATCACCCAAGTACCACCGAGGTAACAATGCAATCCATCGAAGACCTACTCATCGAACGCGGCAACACGCATGGCGATTACGCCGACCATGCCCAGGTCACCCAGCAGCTCAAGGACGTCATGCGCTATCACGACGGCTGGACCCGCCTCAACTCATGCCAACGCGAGACGCTCGACATGCTCGCCCACAAGGTAGGGCGCGTGCTCGCTGGCAATCCCAACTTTCCCGACCATTGGGATGACATGGCTGGCTACGCCAAGCTCGTCTCCCAGCGGATTACTCAGCAGGGTAACCACTGATGGACTTCGCACTCGTCCCAGATAACGGCCCGCATCGCATCGTGCGGTACGTAGACGGATCCCAGATGCCGAGCGACGACATTGTGTCCATGCTCGACCGAGTTAGGAATGTGCTGCTCGTCAATACCACCTTGTACGATCAGCTCTCCCGTGAGGAACAGTCGGCAGTCATCAAGACCCGCCAGCAGTACCTCACCATTACACGTACCACCATCTAACCACCCCACCACCAGGAGAACCACCATGAAGCTCACCGAATTTGCGCGCCGTTTTCCCGTCTATGCCAAGGCGGGTAACTCCATCGAACTCATCTCTGCGCCCGGCCGTGGCAAGTCCATGACCATCCGCGCCATCGTCGACTCCATGTCCAAGCGCGATGGCGAGGAGTGGGGCTATGCCGATCTGTTCTTGGCGACCCAGACACCGCCCGACCTCATCGGCTTCCAGTTCAAAGGCGAGGTTACTTACGATGGTAACACCTTCCCCATCACCGACCCGACTGCACCCACATGGTTCATCACCGAGTCGGGGCTCCCTGTGTTTGCTTACAAGCGGGGAGTGCTCTTCCTCGACGAGTTTGGACAGGGTCAGACGGACGTCAAGGCTGCCGCTGCCGAGCTGCTCCTCAACAAGCGTATCGGCAAGTGGCGGCTGCCCGACGGCTGGATCGTCATCGCTGCAAGCAATCGCACCTCTGACAGGTCTGGCGTCACCAAGTCGCTCGACTTCGTCATCAACCGTCGCAAGGAGATTCAGATCTCCGACGACCTCGACGGCTGGCTCGATTGGGCGAGTACCTCTGGGGTAATGCCGCTCACCATGGCGTTCGCTGCTCAGAATCCTCAGATCGTCTTCACCGACGGTGTGCCTGAGAAGCAGGGTCCGTGGTGTACGCCTCGCTCGCTGGTCATGGCTGACAAGGAGCTGCAGGCTCACGCCGAGGACAACAACGGCAAGATCCCGACCGACGCCCTCGCCGTCGAGGACATTGCTGGCTACGTCGGCCACGCCGCTGCCGCCCAGTACTTCGCCTTCGTTCGCCTCGAGGCGGAGATGCCTAAGTACGAGGCCATCCTCAAGGATCCCGACACCGCCAAGGTGCCGGAGAAGCCCGACGCGCAGATGCTCGTCTGCTACAACCTGGCCCACCGCGTTACTCCGCCCGACGCTGACAAGATCATCACTTACGTCAAGCGCCTGCCCAAGGACTTCGCGGTTACCTTCGTCAAGACTGCCTGCAACCGCGAGCCAATGCTCATGACCAAGCCCGGCTTCATGAAGTGGGTGCAGGAGAACGCATCGCTGGTCGCTGCCCTCGGCAAGTAACCAGTGTGGGGCGGGGTAGGTCTCGCGTCCCCGCCCCCATTACCTTTCAACGTAACCACCCAACCAAGGAACCACCCAATGAGCACACTTGAGCAACGATCCGAGCATCGAATACCCAAGATGATCGTCGATACAAACGCTGCGCTGAACGACTTCTATGAGTTCTATCGTGAGGTCGGGATCTTCCGGTTCCGCAGCGAGTGGTATCCGATCGCCAGTGGGCTGCTCGACTACAGCCCCATCAAGAACTACGCGCGCTCCATCGCCAAGGCCGAGCGCCTGCCGTTCGTCTGGATGCGCGAGGGCGAGCACTTCCGGTTCGACTGGAGCGACAAGGTATGGCTGACCAACGCGGGCTGGTCGGCGTTCATCACCATCAGAAAGCAGAAGCAACTCGCTCCGATAACTGCCCCGCTGCTCATGGTCTGCGACGGCAAGACTTGGAAGGACGACGTCTACATGAACGACGACACCGTCAACTTCTACTTTCACTTCAAAGACGCCGAGGGCCGGGCGTTCTTCGACCCGTGGCTCGAGAACCTCAAGACATCTCCGGAGATGCAGGCCGCGCTCCGCAAGCCGCTGCGTGCGGCACCTCGCAAGGTAACTAAGGAGACCACCAATGCGTAAGTATGTGATCGAACTCAAGACGGACTTCGACGACGAAGAGAAGTACGAAGTCATCAAGCGCATGATGGTTCGCGCTGCGCGCGAACTCTACACAACTGCTGCCCTCATGTCCTCCGATCGCCAGCCCGATATTGCGCTGCACTCCAAGGACTTCTTCCACGGCAACGAGGACATCGCCTATCTCGATCAGCAATACGACGAGCAGGACTGACTCGCGCTATCATCTACCCGCCCACTACTTCGGAGGTAACCACAATGACTGACAAGATGCCCCGCCTCGACAACTACAAGCGCCTCGACCTCGATCCCAAGCAGGACAGGCTATGGCAGGAGACGCGCGTTGCGCTCATGTGGAAGTGCCCGGCCTTCACCCACATCCTCATGACCATGCTCGACAACGTGAACAGCAAGCACGTTGCAGTCTTCACCGACGCCATACCCATCGCCGCAACCGACGGTCGCGCGCTGCTCCTCAACCCCGAAAAGTTCTTCAAGTTCAATCTCTACGAGCGCGTCTTCATCGTCGCCCATGAGATCCTCCACTGCGTCTTCAACCACTGCAACCTGACCCACCAGATGCAGCGGCGCGGCAAGGTGGCTTACCCCGATGGTAAGGCGCTCGACTACGAGCACGACACCATGAACATCGCGATGGATCTCGTCATCAACTCGACGCTCGTCGAGTCCGACGTCGGCTCCATGCCCAAGGAAGGCTGCATCGACCAGAAGCTCGTCACGTCCAAGGATTCGTTCCTCGACTCCTACCGCAAGGTCTACCAGAAGAAGCAGAATGGCGGTGGCGGTGGCGGTGGCGGTGGCGGTGGTGGCGGCTTCGACCAGCACCTCGAGCCCGGCTCCTCCGAGGGCAAGGATGCCCACCAGACTCAGCAGGAGCGCAACGAGGGTGAGTGGCAGACAGCGGTGGCTCAGGCTGCCAACGCAGCCAAGGCCCAGGGCAAGCTGCCCGGTGCGCTCGAGCGGTTACTCTCCGAGGTACTCAACCCCAAGGTCGACTGGCGCGAGCACATCCAGGCCCTCTTCGCCCGGCGGCTAGGCTCCGGCTCGTATGACTGGCGTCGTCCCGATCGCCGCCTGATCGTGCAGGACATCTACTCGCCCGGCCGCTCCGGCTTCGGTGCAGAGTTTGTCGTGGTCGGCGTCGATACGTCAGGCTCCATCGGTCAGGCCGAACTCAACATGTTCATGGCCGAGGTGTCCGGCATCCTCGAGGACGTGCGGCCCAAGCGCCTCAGCGTCGTCATGTGCGATGCGCGTGTCCACAAGATCCACGAGTGCGACAGCCCCGGCGACCTCAACAGCATCAAGCTGGTGGGTGGCGGTGGCACTGACTTCCGCCCGGTGTTCGACTGGATCGCCAAGCAGGGCGTGACGCCCGACGCACTGGTCTACCTCACCGATGGGCTCGGGTCGTTCCCGCAGCACCATCCCAACTATCCCGTGATCTGGGGCAACATCCTGCCGCAAGCCAAGTATCCCTTCGGCGATGTGGTGGACGTCCCCAAACAAGCTGCCTGAGGAGAGGCACTTCCCCCGCAGCCGGAGCAGGACACGGGCGAACGTGACGTCGATAGTGTTTCTCATTGGGCGCTATCGACTAGGCGACAACAAGATTGGGTTCCGGTTTCTCCTCAAGGCCAAGACCATGTGCCGGTGAAACCCAATAAATCCTGCGCTCCCATCAAACCACCACACCACCCAATACCTTGGAGGTAACAATGCCAGGCTTCAGCTACAGAAACTACAACATGGTTCAAGGCGGAATGAACTCGCTTAGCGAACGCCTCATCGCAACGCTCGACTACGAGATCAGCAACAACGAGTTCATCGACACCTTCGTGCCGGAGCATCTCCGGGAGATGTCCCGGCAGATCAAGCACCTCTTCCACCTGGGATGGAGCGTGCCGTCCGCCGTGGAAAGCTCACTGACACTGAGCGACAACGTGGACTACCGCATGCACTTCAGTTTCGTCGGAGCGCATGCCCCGGTCATCCCCAAGCAACTGCTCAAGCCCACGGGCGAGAACGCTGTCATGGAGCGCATCCAAGCTCACATGGAGAAGCGCGTCGAGATGGGCAAGCAGATCGGGGCGGCGGTCGCTGCGGTCAAGAAGCTCAACGAGCTGTGCGGCTCGGAGCAGCAGGTTCGCTACTTCTTTCCCACCGTCCTGCTCCTGCTCGAGCACTGCATCCACGACTCCGACGGCAAGATCATGGCTGACAAGCTGCGCGGTGCCAAGACGCCGCGCTCCCTGCCGTCACTTCCCAACTGGGTACGCGAGGGGCTGGCTGTCGGCGCGGGCATCTTCACCGCTGCGTCCTTCTTGCCGGAGCCAACTAACCGCACCCGTGAGGTTCGCATCGAACTCAACCAGAACTCGGCCTCGTTCCTCTTCCACGGCGAGCGGATCTCCATCCTCTGAAATGCGAAAGGCGGCGAGGGGAACCACCACCCTCGCCGCCAACAACTCCCACCCAGGAGGCTGCTCTCGCAACGCTACTACATATAGTAGGTCGCCCTCCTTCCGTCAACTATCAAAGTACCACAGAGGTAACATGAAGACTGTCTTCCTCGATTACGAGACCTACTACTCCCAGGAGTACAGCCTGCGGAAGATGACCCCCGTCGAGTACGTCCTTGACCCCCGTTTCGAGTGCATCGGAGCGGCGGTGAAGGAGGGCGCTGACGGCGAGTCATACTGGGTGGACGGCACGGACCTGCGGCACTTCTTCGCCGACCTCGACCCTGCGGATACCTCGCTGGTAACCCACAACGCCCTCTTCGACATGTGCATCACGGAGTGGCGCTACAACTTTCGTCCTAAGCTGATGGTCGACACGCTCGGCATGGCGCGGGCGATGATCGGCCACCGCTGCAAGTCGCTGTCCCTCGCCAACGTGGCGACGACGCTGGGGCTCGGCGTCAAGGGCGACACGGTGCACAAGGTGATCGGCATGAACGCCGTCGCCATCAAGCAGGCCGGGCTCTACGACAGCTACATCCAGTACGCCATCAACGACGTCGAGCTGTGCGCGGGCATCTACCAGAAGCTCATCGCGATGGGCTACCCGGCACGGGAGCTGGTGGTCATGGACATGGTGCTGCGCTGCGCCATCCAGCCAAAGATGCTGCTCGACCAGAACGTGCTGGCCGAACATCTGCAGGCCATCCGCGCGCAGAAGGACCAGGTGCTCGCCACGGCGATGCTTACCTCCGGCGTAACCGACGTGAAGGAACTGATGTCGAACAACCTGTTCGCATCGCTGCTGCGGAACCTCGGTGTCGAGCCTCCGACCAAGGTATCCCTCGTAACGGGGCAGCAGTCCTTCGCCTTCGCCAAGACCGACCCGGCATTCATCGAGCTGGAGGAACACGACGACCCTCGGGTGCAGGCGCTCGTCGCTGCACGACTCGGGCACAAGAGCACACTCGAGGAGACCCGCACCGAGCGGTTCATGAAGATCGCCCAGCTCCAATGGCCCAGCAGTCCCCAGGGGCGGATGCCCATGCCGCTGCGCTACTCCGGTGCCCACACCCACCGGCTCTCCGGCGACTGGTCCCTCAACGTCCAGAACATGCCAAGAGGCGGAGCCCTGAGGCGCGCTATCATCGCACCACCAGACCATCAAATCCTCGCGGCTGACGCATCCCAGATCGAAGCGCGCATCGTGGCGTGGATCTGCGGGCAGAAGGATCTCGTGCAGCAGTTCGAGAACAAGGAAGACGTCTATTCCGTGTTCGCGTCCCGCATCTTCGAGCGCACCATCACCAAGGCTGACAAGGCCGAACGGTTCCTGGGCAAGACCTGCATCCTCGGGATGGGCTATGGCGTCGGCTGGGCCAAGCTCCAGAAGACGGTCAAGCTCCAGTCCAAGGCGCAGACCGGGCAGATCATCGACCTCAGTGACGAGGAAGCCCTTCGCATCGTGAGTCTGTACCGAACCACGTACAGTGGCATCCCTGCGACGTGGAAGAAGCTCGATGGTCTGATCTCAGCTCTGGCGCAGGGGCGCACGGCTCAGTTCGGCCCGTGTATCATCGAGGACGGCACGATCCGGTTACCCTCGGGGTTACGGCTCAACTACCACAAGCTGTCCAACACCTCCGATGGCTGGATGTACGAGTACGCTGGCAAGCCCAAGAAGCTCTACGGCGGGTCGCTGCTCGAGAACATCGTGCAGGCGCTCGCGAGGATCGTGGTCATGGATGCCGCCATGCGTATCCGCACCCGCTTCGCCAAGCTCGACATTCAGCTCTCACTGCAGGTGCACGACGAACTCGTCTACGTCGTCGACAACGAGGCTGCGGACGTCTGCAAGCAGATCGTGCTCGAGGAGATGCGCCGCCGCCCGACATGGGCACCCGACCTGCCGCTCGACGCGGAGGCTGACCTTGGACCCAGTTATGGAGATGCGAAATGAGTGATCTTGTGAAGCGGTTGCGCGCCGTCATCCTCTGATCTGATTGCAGCGAGGAAAGAGCTGGAGAATATGAACGGAAACGTACCCCAAAGGTAACCGAAACGTATTCCAAAATAAAAAGCGTGACTCGCAGGTATCCGTCTCTTGACGAATGGTAAACGATTGGTAATCCTGTGGCTACTCTGGCGTTGGGCGTTTCGCATCCGTCCAACGCCAGACCCCAGCGAGCGGCGGCTGCCCCTCCCCACGGCCGCCGCTCGCACCAACAGGAAAGCCACCATGCACCCGATCCTCTACCTCCTCTTTGGCCTATGGGTCGGTGCCATGCTCGGCTTCTTTGCGGCGGCAATTCTTCAGCAGGCTGAGTAACATGCAGATCGAAGATGAAGTGGTCACTCTCCGCGCGAGAGTGACGGAACTCGAGGCCGCCCTCGGCCTCAAGAACAAGACGCTCAGGACGCAGTACCGACTGACGCCAGCTCTCAGCGATCTGCTCGGGCTCCTCAGTGAGCTGCCGTATGTGAGTGACGAGATCATCAAGGACCGGCTGCACCTCGCGGCCGACAGCAAGGTTCTGGTCTACCGCCTCCGCAAGGAACTCGAGGGCCAGGACATAGAGATTCATTCGCGCCGTGGCATCGGCTGGTACGTAGATGAGCCCACCCGCGAACGCCTGAAGCAGCTTACTCAAGAGGTAACGCAGCAGGCTGCCTGAGCTTCTCGCACCCTCTCAGATGAGGTGTGGAAGAGTGCGGACAATATCGTCTGCACTGGATTTGGCGAAGTGTGCGTTCGGTCGTACGCGGACCCAGTATCCTTTCATCTGTCCGTAAACGCCTACTTGCCCCGGCGTGGCGAACCACGTCGGGGTCTTTCCCCACGGAGCCACTATGAATAAGTGGGACGAACGATTTCTAAGATTGGCCCAGCAAGTTTCAACGTGGAGCAAAGACCCCTCCACACAGGTCGGTGCCGTTATCACCAGACCCGACCGCACCATCGTATCAGTGGGGTACAACGGCTTCCCTCGCGGCGTCGATGACAAGCGCGAGTTCCTGGACGATCGACCGATCAAGTACCTGCGTACCGTCCACGCCGAGGTGAACGCGATCCTCACGGCGCGCGAGCCGCTGCAGAACTGCAACCTCTACGTCTACCCGCTGCACCCCTGCGCCGCCTGCACTGGGGCGATCATTCAGGCGGGCATCTCACATGTCGTGGCCTTCATGGAGCAGGAGCCTGACCGCTGGGCCGAGCAGTTCAAGGTGGCATCTCGCATGTGCGAGGAAGCCTTCGTCCGCGTCACGCTCGTTACCTCGTGGAGTAATTCATGAAAGAAACAGACGACATAGAAATCATCCCATCACACGAGATCTTCTCCGACCACGTCGCAGCCCGTGCCGAAGCATTTGGCAACCTGGTCCTGGTGGCGGAAGAACTCAAGGAAGAGAAGACCAAAGAGCTGTGCCTCCAGATGCTCCGGCAGCTCATCCGGTCAATCAAAACACCACCGGATGCTGAACTAACTTCGATCCCCGGAGGTAAAGCCTGATGCAAGTGACGACTGTTCGCAACAAGCCCAAGGCGTTTGCTTGGTCCTACTCGAAGCTCAAGAACTATGAGACCTGCCCGAAGAGACACTGGCATGTCGACGTCGCCCGCGACATCAAAGAGGAAGAAGGCGAGGCTCTCCTGTGGGGCAACGCCGTCCACAAGGCGCTCGCAGAACGTGTCGAAAAAGGCACGTCCCTGCCGAACACCATGGCCGACTACGAGAAGTGGGCGGTGCGGATTACGTCGGGAGGTAACGCCAAGATCCTCGTCGAGCAGAAGCTCGCCATCAACAAGGATCTCGGCAAGGAGAGCTGGTTCTCCGACAACGCCTGGTACCGGGGTATCGGCGACGTCATCAAGATCATGGGGCCGGTGGCGCTCATCTGCGACTACAAGACCGGCAAGATCCTCGAGGACGGCAGCCAGCTCGCGCTCATGGCCGCGTGTGTCTTCGCACATCACCCCGAGGTGCAGAAGGTCCGCAGCGAGTTCATCTGGCTCAAAGAAGATGCGACCACGCGAGCTGACTTCTCGCGTGAAGATATGGTCAAGGTATGGAGAGGGTTATGGCCACGGATCGAAGCATTGGAACACGCACACAACACATTGACGTACCCCGCCAAGCCGGGTCCGCTGTGCAAGAGATGGTGTCCCGTAGCGGTGTGCCCGCATCATGGGGAATAAGCGGGACCGCATACGAGACGCGCTACTGGATGCAGGCTGTCATCGAGGAAGTCGTCAAGAAGCTCGTGCGTGAGGACACGATGGTCAGCGTGGCAATCCAGCGTAGGGCCGACACCGACCAGTTCCAGATCCGATACCTCCTCGCACGACCGGGGCAGATCATGCCCACGTTCGATGAGTTCTGTGACGACATTCACAAGTATCGTCCCAGTGCCGAGCTACGCGCCAAGCTCATGATGGTTGGGTAACCTTCAGAGTAACCAATATAATTCTATTGTTACTTGACATTTTAAGGTTACTCAACTATATAAATAAGAATGACGCCGGAAGGAAAAGTAAAAGCTGCCGTGAATCGGCTGCTTGATCGCTACAAATCCGTCTACCGCTTCATGCCAGTGCCGGGTGGCTTCGGAGCCTCAAGCCTCGACTACCTGCTCTGTGTCAACGGACGCTTCCTCGCCATCGAGACAAAAGCGCCCGGCAAGAAACCGACTGACCGGCAAAAACTGGTCATCGGCCAGATCCGCCGTGCGGGCGGGACCGTCTTCGTCATCGATGGCGAGAACGGAGAGCTGCAACAACTTGAAGAATATCTGGAGCGCACCACCCATGCTCCCCGTGAGAGTATCCCATAAACACCAGATCGTTGCTGTGCCGCACTCAGTTGCGGTGCAGAACATGTTCCCCGACGCGAAGCCCGTTACTCTGAATGGTAACCCGTTCCTCGCAGTCAGGCACCAGCCAGCCGAGACATACCTCCTCCGCAAGCTGGGCTACGACACTCCCGCCCCCATCCTCGAACACTACGACTGGTTTGGCGGCAACCCCTTCGACGTGCAGAAGAAAACCTGCGCGATGCTCACCATGAACTCGCGAGCCTACGTGCTCAACGGCATGGGCACGGGCAAGACGAAAGCTGCGCTGTGGGCGTGGCACTACCTCTACACCAGAGGGATCGCCCGCAAGGCGCTCGTCGTCGCCCCGCTTTCGACGCTCTCCTTCACCTGGGCTCGCGAGGTGTTCAACACCCTGCCGGGCATCAAGTGCGAGGTGCTGCACGGCAGCAAGGCCAAGCGCCTCGAGAAGCTGCGTGGCGATGCTGACCTGTTCGTCATCAACCACGACGGCCTCAAGGTCATCGCCGACGACATTCGCAAGGACATCGACGTGCTCATCCTCGACGAGCTGGCGGTGTACCGCAACGGCGGATCGTTACGCACGAAGGTAACGAGGAAGCTCGCATCCAAGATGGCGTGGGTCTGGGGGATGACGGGCTCGCCCATCCCCAACGAACCAACGGACGCTTGGGCGCAGTGCAGCATCGTCACCCCCAACACCGTGCCCAAGTACTTCGGCCGGTTCCGCGAAGACCTCATGTACAAGGTGACCCAGTTCAAGTGGGCACCGAAGCAGGACGCGGTCGACAAGGCGTTCGCCGCCATGCAGCCCGCCGTGCGCTTCACGCTCGACGATGTGGTGGAGCTACCGGAATCGGTGGAGCGCTACATCGACGTCGAGATGGGCGAGAAGCAGGAGAAGGTCTACAAGACCCTCGTCGACCACGCCCACGTCGCCATCCAGAACCAGGAGATCACAGCAGCCAACGCTGGCGCGGTGATGATGAAGCTCCTGCAGGTCGCGACCGGCTGGGTCTATTCGTCCGACGGCAAGACAGTGCCGCTGGACGGCGACAACCGCATCAAGACGCTGATCGACAACGTCAACGCCACCGATCGCAAGGTGCTGGTGTTCGCGCCGTTCAAGCATGCGCTCAGCGGCATCAGCGATGCGCTTACCTCTGAAGGTATCGAGCATGCGGTGGTGTCTGGCGACACCTCGGCCGTCGAGCGCTCGCAAGTCTTCAACCTATTCCAGAACACCGGGAAGTACCGGGTGCTTCTGGCTCACCCACAGTGCTTGGCCCACGGCATCACGCTCACAGCAGCGGACACCGTGATCTGGTTCGCTCCGGTCACCTCGCTCGAGATCTACGACCAAGCGAACCATCGCATCAGGCGTATCGGCCAGAAGCACAAACAACTTTTCCTGCATCTGCAATCCACCCCGGTGGAGCGAAAGATCTACCAGATGCTCCAGCGGAAGCAGCGCGTGCAGGAGAAGCTCCTCGAGCTATTCGAGGAAGCAAGTCAGCAAACCCACCAGTAACCACGGAGGTAACCACAAGATGAACGCGCCAGTGAAGCTGGACATAAGCAAGAGGGTCGATCAATATGTTCGCCTTCG